TTTTAAAAGAGCAGGAGAAATTAAACGATTTATTTAAATTTAGAAATGTTAAAAAAGAGGTTGAAGCAGTTGAAATTGGGAATCATAAAACATTAACGCCAAGAATAAAAGCGGAGTGCCAAAGAATTTTAGTTGGTGATTTGTTTGAAATAGAAGATTTTTAAAAATATTTACATTTTTTTTATTAAAAAGTTTGCAGGTATTAATATTTGTTGTATTTTTACACTATCAAATTAAAACAAAAAAATTATGACAGCTCAAGAAATTTTCACAGGTATTACAACAGCAGAACTAATCTCTTATAAAGTATCTGGAGATAACTCTAAAGAATTGAAACAAGAAATAGAAAGAAGAATAGCAAAAGAAGCGGCCTCAAGAAAAGGAAAAGTAAATAATACTCAATTAGATGCAAAATACAACGGATAAAGCAAAATGGATAGGCTACTCAAAAGGGGTAGCTTATCCCATCATAAGACTTGGAAAAGAAAAGAAAACAGGATGGTGTATTATTGAAGGATGTAGCCTCCCTGTTTGTTGTTTGTTTGAAAGAATAGAAAAACAATGAACAAAAACATAATAATATTAACTAACGGAGAATTTTACGAGGCGTGGGGTTCTCTTGTCGAGTTGTGTAAAGTAAAAGAATTTAGTCATAACTATTTGAAGCGTTTTAAATATCCTTTTTATTACAAAGGCTTAAAATTTATTCGTGTACCGTTTCGTGCTGTCAATAATAGTTTAAAATAACTGCCATAGCTAAACATTGATTTTTAACTTAATAAACAAACTTAATTTGTAAATGCAAAGAACAAATTGAAATTTATGGAAATTCAAATTAAACCATTATCAGTTAATGAAGCATGGCAAGGTAAAAGATTTAAAACGCAGAAGTATAAAGATTGGATTGATTATAGTATTATTCAATTAAAGTCAATACCAATACCCGAAAGCCAAAAATTAACTTTAATAGTGATATTTGGAGTTAGTAGCAAGGCAAGCGATATTGATAATCCTTTAAAACCTCTTTTAGATTTAATTCAAAAAAAATACTTGATAAATGATAACCGATTCTATAAACTTCAAGTAACAAAAGAGATAGTAAAAAAAGGCAAAGAATTTATTAAATTTGATATTCAAGAATTTAACTAAATTTGGTGAGTGAAAATCATAACCGAGATAGCAATTAAACACGATAAATTTTTTAGAGATAAAGCTTACAAAATATGCAAGAATAAATTTGATGCTGATGACCTTGTTCAAAATATGTACATAAAGCTATACAACTATGATGACACCAAGTTAAAAGCAATACACGAAAAAGGCGTACTAAAATTTATTTGTGTTCGTATGATTAACCAACTGTTTTTAGATAGCAAGAAGAAAATTAAATACGAATACTCTACTAACTTTGCAGACTTATATTGTAATAACAAAAATGAAATTGAGGAAAAGGAGTTAGCTGAACATATCAGATACTTTTTTAAAGACCTTTATTGGTTTGATAGTAGGCTGTTCAATGAGTACGTTTCAAGCGATTCAAGTATGCGAGATTTAGCCAATGATACGGGTATTGAATTGCGAAGCATTTACAACGCAATCACAAGAGCAAAAAAAGAATTGAGAAAATATATTAAAGATTGATATGGCAAAAAGAGGCAGACCAAAAAGTAAAGGGTTAGGCGACACCATCGCCAAAGTAACCAAAGCAACGGGAATAGACAAAGTAGTAAAAGCGGTTGTCGGTGATGATTGTGGATGCGCTGAAAGGCAGGAGAAATTAAATAAACTATTTCCTTACTACAAAGACAAATTAAGCCTTACAGATGCACAAAGAAGTATTTATGCAAGGATTAGGGGCCATCTTTACAAAGACCCTGTTAGACGTGATGCAATTGAGGCGTTAAGGTTGTTACATAATGACGTATTTAAACGCAATTTAAAGCCATCAAGTTGTGGCAGTTGTATCAGGAAGTGGCGTGATGAATTTGAAAAGGTTTACCAAAATCAATGTGATGAAAATTAAATTCACCATCCCCGAATCACTAACTGAAATTAAACTTTACCAATATCAAGACTTTTTAAAACTGCAAACAGATTTAGAAAAGAAAGATGTTAGTGAGGTTGAGTATATGATTCAAGTAATTAAGATTTTTGTGAAAGGTGATTTAACCCAAATTGAAAAACTACCTAAAGCTAAGTTGGAGGAAATCTTTGAAGTGTTGATGAATATGTTTTCAACTGCAAATAATCAACTTCACAAGGTGGTTAAAATTGATGGGGTTGAGTATGCAATGCACAGCAACCTTTCAGAAATAACAACAGCAGAATTTGCCGACATTCAAGAGTATGAAAAGAAAGGATTTAACGAAAACCTGCATAACATTTTAGCGGTGCTTTACAGGCCAATAATTCAAAGGTCAAAGGGTTTGTATAGGTTGAAACCGTACAAAGGCACAGAAGGCAGACCAAAGCTATTCAGAGAAAAGTTTCCTTGCGATGCTGTAAACGGTGCGATGGTTTTTTTTTGGACTTTGAGAAGCGACTTATTGATAACTTTAGCTTCTTATTTACCACAAAAGGAGATAAACAAACCTTTCAAACAAGCCGAAGCATAGATTGGGGTTGGTATCATTACCTAATTGAATTAAGCAATAACGATGTGTTTAAATTAGACGAGGCGGGAAAGTTACCAATTGAAAAGGCTTTAATGTTTTTAATGTACCGAAAAGACCAAGCCGAACAGCAGGTTAAGCAAATAAAAAATAACAAAACACGTTAAATTTCGTTATTAGGTTATGCAGACACTTTACAAGGTAGTAAAAGAAGTTCAAGAACTTGCAACTAATCACCCACAAATAACATCATTCTACTATGGTGATTCTATTCAATTAGATGTTAAAAGTGATGCCTTACCTGCTTTATTAATTGAGCCACAAACAAGCCAAAGCGGTAAAGGGTTTGTTACTTTTACGGTTTTAATCACAGTGTTTGATTTACCCAAAGAAGATAGGTCAGATGACTTAGAAGTTGATTCAAGGTTGTTTGATATTATTCAAGATGTAGTAGGGCAATTTATAAACGGTGATATATTTAAAAACCATGAAGATTATTCAGTTGGTAACGATATAACCATATCACCAAGCCAACCAAGAATAGATAAAAATGATAGAATGCTTGCATGGACAGCAAGTGTAGATATAACAGTAAAATATGCTAAAACAGGCTGCAACGATTCAATAATTAACAGAGGTATTATTACGGATGGAATCGGAGTTTGGGAAATTGGCACAACATTTATAGTACAATAAAATGGCAGAACAAGGAAGAACAACTCTAAAGAGTTACTTTGAAACAGGTGACAAACCAACACAAGTTCAATTTGAAGATTTAATTGATAGTGTACCAAACACATCAGATTCAGGTGTTAGTAATACGGAATTTGGTTATTTGAATGGCGTTACATCAGCTATCCAAACTCAGATAAATGGAAAGCAAGATGAATTGACAGGATTAACAGCAAGCGTTACTGAATTAAATTATAGTGATGGAGTAACAAGCGCAATACAAACTCAAATTGATGGTAAGTTAGCCAATGTAGTTGATGATACAACGCCTCAGCTTGGTGGAAATTTAGATTTAAATAGTAATGATATTACAGGAACAGGTAATATAGATATCACAGGTAGTGTTACTGTTAGTGGGGAGTTTTTAGGTGATTTAGATGGTGCAGTATTTGTCAGAGTCTATAACAATACAGCAAGCACAATAAACAAAGGTGATGCGGTTTATTTAACAGGTGGCAATAACGGTGATAAACCTCATATAGATTTAGCAGATTCAAGTGATGCCAACAAAATGCCTGCATTGGGAATAGTTAAAGAAAACATTAACCCAAGTAGTGAAGGTCAAGTTGCTGTAAGTGGTAAAATTAATTTTAGCTCGCATGGTTTTACAGCAGGTGCAAATTTGTATATTAATGGTCTTGGTGCTTTACAAGAAACAGCCCCAACAGGAGAGGGCAATTTAATTCAAAAAATTGGCAAGGTTGTTTCGCCAAATATTATACTTGTTCAAGGGGCATTTAGGTCAAACGCCACACCAAATCTTAACAATGGAAAAATATTCTTAGGTAATGGTTCTAATCAAGCAGTTTCAACAACACTTGATACAAGTGTAGTACCTGAGAACACAAACCTTTATTACACAGATTCTAGAGTACAAGCTGTTTCTATTAACAATGTCGTAGAAGATACAAGTCCACAACTCGGTGGTAATTTAGATGTTAATGGTAATGATATTACAGGCAATCCTGCAATAGATGGAAGAAGGGCAATAATTGTTGAGGCTGACACAAGTAGAACCTTATCTTTAGAAGATGCAGGAGATTTTATAATAGCAACAAATGTTGGTGACCCTACTACTATAATAATACCAATAGATGACAATGTAGAATTTACAACAGGCACAGAAATAGATTTTATACAAAAAACAGAACAACAACTAACTATCGAAGCTGATGCAGGAGTAACTCTAAACGGAGTTGACGGGGGGTCAACATCAATAACAGCCCAATGGGGTGGAGCAACTATTAAAAAAATAGATGCAAATGAATGGATAATTGTTGGTAAAATTAACGATGTAGCATGATAGGGTTAGGATTTGGTAATTTTCAAAGTGTTGTTGGTGGTTTTGACCCCGATGCACAAGCATTTATTACAGCGGCAGGGATTACGGGTGAAACACAGCAAGCAGCTATTAATCAATTGGTTTTAGATTTAAAAGGCATAGGTAGTACTACTAATAATTCAGATGTTTGGAGTAGTGCAACTGCAATTTATCCGATTTGTCCTGTTGATGATAGCACAGCTACAAGAACAGCTTATGAATTTAATCTTATAAACGCATCTAATTTTAGAATAACATGGCAGAACAACCCAACAGCAACTGTCAATGGTATTACAGGAAATGGAACTAACCAATATGGCACAACAGGTATAGTTACAAATACCGATTTAATAGAAAATAATACTTCATTAACTATATCAACATCGAATAGTGCATCTTCTACTGTATTTGGTATAGGAGGTTCAGTTGGTGGTGCTTTAGCTGAAACTTTAGGTATATTATCAACAAATAGCGGAAATGATATTTCTTCAATAATGTATGGTAATATAGGTAGACTAAATGCTGTAGGTGTTGGCACTTCGGGTATTCAAACAGCGACAAGAAACGCAGCAAATGACCATAAAATATATCTTAATGGAAGTCAGGTTGCAACACAATCTACATTGTCAGGAACCTATCCTTCTATTGAATTATATATTTTATCTTTAAATAATAATGGGGTTTCTAATTTTCACGACAGAAGGACTTTTAATTTTTTTATGATTGGTAATTCATTATCAGCAAATCAAGCTAAAGATTTATCAGATGGAATTACAACTTATAACACAGCATTAGGAAGATAATAAATTAAATTTTATGACAGCATTAATAATTACATACCTTTCAAAATTTCCTTTATTAAATGAAAATGGAGATAGCTATTGGAATCCTACAAACAACACCGTAAGCGGTGAATATTGGCTACAATTAGAGGCAGAACAAGATTTGATTGATAATGGAATTGAATATACAATTGGAGAGGTAGAAATAAAACAAGATATAGAATAGTAGTAAATGTTTGACACCAAAGAAATAAAGCAGGCTTTTGAAACCTTTGGCAAAGAGGTAATACAAGAGGCACGTTCAAACCTTACCCGAAAGGATAAGAATGTTTCTAAAGAATTATACAACGGTTTAAACTATGAATTTGAGGGTTATAAAAACGGTTTTCGTTTTGTTATTAATATGCCTGAATATGGGATGTATCAGGACTTAGGTGTAAAAGGTAGCGAAAGTACATATGCAAAAACAAAAACAGCACAATCTAAATCAAAAACTACCTTTTCTTATAAAAATAAAATGCCACCTTCAGGTAATTTAGATAGGTGGGTAATAAGAAGAGGATTAGGTGATACAAGAGATGAATCAGGTAGGTTTATTTCAAGAAAGTCAATCGTTTTTGCAATAAGAAAATCAATATTTCAAAAAGGAATAGAAGCTTCTGAATGGTTCACAAGGGCATTTGAGTTAAAATATAAAAGACTAACACCTAAAATAGAAGATGCTTTGGCAATATCAATGGAAAAATTATTAGACTTTACAATTAAAGAAAACTTTAAATAATGGCAGTTACAATTCAAAATACTTTTAACGATGTAGTTGCACTTCAAAAACCGTTAGTATTAACAGCATCTTCTACCAACACATCAGAGGAAAAGTTTAGGTATGTGATGACAATTGATGTAAATGGGACTGAGGTTATAAAAGTAAAACAGCAAGCCAATGCAAATAACTATGTTCATTTTGATTTGTACCAAATATTAAAAGACTATTTGACTTCTAAAAATTTAGATGGAGGTACACCAATTCATAAGATACTTACAACAGTTGATGGTGGCAATACTTCAATATTTATTGAGATAAATGTTTATGAGGAATATGCAACAAGTGCAACCACAGACCCAACCGAATATCCATCAACAGGAAACGCCACTACTTCATTTATAGCAATAAACACTACTTACCAATTTAAGGATGGAGTTACACCAACTTTAGCAGGCATTTATGAATTTAATAATGATACAACCGAGATTCAATGGCTAACCAATATGCCCACAAGAGTTAAAACGAGGGCGGGGGAATATCAGAGTGCAGCTATTTTAGCAAGTGCATTTAATGGTACGGTTGATACAGATTTAAGGGTTAATTTTACATTCTATGAAGCTGATGGAACGCAAATAAGCACTGCGAATGTTACAAGGGCTACAGTTGGGATGGAGAATTTTATAAGCACTAAATCCACAGCAAATGCAGCAAAGTTGTATCAGTTTATACCTGTTGGTTATCAGAATTTGGAGGAACAAAGTTTTAATGTAAATGTAAAACCAAGTGCAAATGCAAATCTTGCATATTATACTATGCAGGTATTTGATAACGTTGGAGATTACCAAACCAAAACTTATAGATTTGATATTGCTGAATGTTCAAAATACACACCTATTCAATTAGCTTGGGTTAATGCTTTAGGTGCTTGGGATTATTACACCTTTGAGTTAGCCCACACCGAAAAGTTAAACATTCAAAGAGAAACATTTAGAAAGCCTTATGGTAATTGGGGTGCAGGTGCAACTTACACTTATAGTCAATATGAAAGCGGTGATACCATTTACAAGATTGAAGCAGATAAACAATACACTGTTAATTCAGATTGGTTAAATGATTCGGATTTTGAATGGTTGCAAGAATTATTAATGAGTAAAGAGGTGCAATTTGTAAACGAAAACGGGAATTTTACACCTGTAATTATTACCGATACCGATTATGAGTTTAAACAGGATGTAAATAATAAGTTAAATAATTTACAATTGACTTTTAAATTAGCCCACAAAATTAAATAGATGAAAATTCAAAAATATTTTGTTAATTAATGATTCAACTTATAGCATATAACCAATCAACAGATGCAGCCAATTATTTAGATATTGATGCAGATGAAGATATTTCTTTAAACTTTCAGGTTTCAGAGGTTCAAGATTTTAGCAGCAGAAAGTCAAGTAGAAGTAATTCATTTAGCTTGCCATTTACCGATACAAACAATAAATTCTTTAACCACCTTTATAACGTTAATTTAGCAACAGGTTCATTTAATATTTACCAAAAAACTAAATGTGAATTACAAGTTGATAGTTTAACGCAAATACAAGGCTATTTGTATGTTGAAAGTGTAAACCTATTAACCGAACGTTATGAGGTTGTTGTAATTGGTGAAACGGGAAATCTTAAAGATGAATTAGGCGAAAAAAAGCTTCAAGATTTAGATTCAGATTGGCAAAATACATTTGCTCATAATTTAACTTATAATAACATAGTTAATAGTTGGGATGATAATATTACATACATATCAGCAGGAGCTGACCAAAGCGTAATTAAATACCCTTTTATAAATTGGGGTATAGATAACAAAGTATGGACATTAGGCGGTAATAATACAAATGATATTATTCAATCAACGGGGGCAATTAAAGAGTATGAATTTAAACCTGCAATAAAATTAGTTACATTATTTGATAAAATATTTTCAGATGCAGGTTATTCTTATGATAGCCAATTTTTTTCAACATCGGGGTTTAATATTTATGATACTTACATAACACTTGCACCACAACACAGTGTTGTTAAATATAGAATAACAAATAATGGGTTTAAGGCAATACAAACGGCAGATTTACAAATATCAACAAACACTGCTTTTGATATGCCATTTAATAATGATTCAACAGGTGGTGCTTATGATACAAATAATAATTATGATAATGTAAATTATCAATACACAGCACCAAGACAGGGTACATACGCATTTAAAATTAAAGCCTTTGTTGAGTTTACCCGTAATGATGCAGCAGACCAATTTTCGGCTATTTATAATTTTGATATTGCTGTCAATAATACAAGTTATGCAACAAGTCAAAATTATTCTATTGCTAACGTTGTTGATGGTGGTACTACTACTCAAGAAATTGATTTAATATTTTATTTAAATTTAAATGTGGGCAGCGTTGTAAAAATGCAAATAACAGCAATTGACCCTTCTCCGCCATTAACATTATATTTAAAAGAAAATTCATACTTTGAATTATTAAAGCAACCAAATACACCAACAGGTGAAACAATTTATTTGCAAGATAATATGCCTGATGAATTTCAGATTGACTTTTTAAAATCAATCTTTGAGCATTTTAATATGTTTGTTGAGCCTAAGCAAGATAATCCAAAAGAATTAATTATTGACCCTTACCCAATTTATATGGATAGGGGAACAACTTTAGATTGGACTGATAAACTTGACGAAAACAAAGAGATTCAAATAATACCTACAACCAACTTTAGAAAATCTAAATTGACTTGGGAATGGCGAGAAGATAAAAACTATTTATCAACCTATAGAAGGGATTTTTCAAAGAAGCCATATGGTTCATTTATCTACGAAGATGAAAGCGATTTGGTAGAGGGTGAATATAAAAACAAAACAATATTTTCAGAGCCTACCAATAGGTTAATAAATATTAGTGGCACAACTCAAATTTATGAGTTATGCGTGATGGATTTAACAGCACGTCAAAGTGATGGAAAAATAGCAGTTTTAAAGGGCAATCCAAGAATATTTTTCTTTAAAAAGAAAACAATACAAGGGGCAACAATAAAATTATATGATGAAGCCACAACCACATTTAATACTTTAGATACTTATGGTTATGCAGGGCATTATTCAGATGTGCCTGCTTCAAGTGGTGTATTCAATTTAAATTGGTCAGATACTTATTCGGGTATTTATAATTTCGATGTTTGGGTAGATTCAGCCACAGAAAATACACCGTTTACTTTATATTGGAAACAATATTTAAATGAAATTTACACAAGTGAGGCAAGAATGGTTAAGGCTTATTTTAACCTTAATTCAGTTGATATCCACAACCTAAGATTTAACAATAAAATATTTGTAAAAGATACCTTTTACCGAATTAACTCTATTCAAAATTACAAGGTAAATGAAACACAACCAACAATGGTTGAGTTGATAAAGTTAGGTGTTGGCAATGCAGGCTTAGGTAATAAATGCGCTTTAATTATAGATTCATTTAATTTAGATGGAACAGTAAACTTTGCAAATGCTGAAACGGGTGCTAGTGCAACGGCAAATAAAGGTTGTTGTGAGGCTTACGGATATAGTTGGCAGGCAGAAGGTGATGGGGGTATTTGCTATTGGAAACAACCAACAGATAATGGTGACCCATTTGCGCCACAAGGATTAGATGCACCCGAAGGAGGATAATTATGATAACAGAAACTTTAGAAATATTAAGCAAGATTAAAAAGCCACCAAAGAAGGCAAGCAAAGAGTTAAAATTTGCATTTGGTAACGATTACCTGCCTTTTTCGTTTAGAGATATGATAACCCATTTAAAAAAGTTGGTATAATGGCAAAGGTAATAGCAGTTGATTTAGAGGTAAACACCAAGAAAGCACAAGACGGAGTTGAAGATTTAACGGGTAAAGTTGATGGGTTGGCGGGTCAATTAGATGCTGCAACAGGTGGGGCAATAAGTGGCTTTAAAAATATGGCATCAGGTTTAAAAGGTGTTATAGGTAGTTTTAAAACTTTAAGGGGTGCAATTATAGCCACAGGCATAGGTGCTTTAGTTGTAGTTGTTACGGCTGCAGTTGAGTGGTTTCAAAATTTTGAGGGCGGTGTAAAGTTGCTTGAAAAAGCAATGAATATGTTTAATGCCGTTGTTGGACAATTAGGTGCAGCTTTAAACTCTCTTATTAATTTAGATTTTAATGGGCTTAAAGAGAATATCACAGGTATTGGTTCAGCTGTTACAGCATCAGCAAAAGCCACAGACGACTTATTTGAAGCTGAAAGAAAACTTTATGAATTAAGAAAAACCAACATTGTAGAAAATGAGAAGTTAAGGCAAGAATTAGAGTTGCAAAAAAAGATTTTAGAAGATACCACACTAAGCACAAACGAAAGATTAGGCGCATTAGAAAAAGTAACTGAATTATCTGCTCAAATACAAAAAAATATTATTGATGAAACTAAATTAGAAAAAGCAAGAGTTGAGGCGTTATTAGCAAATGAAAATAGTTATGAAAAAAGACGTGAGTTAGAATTAGAACTATCCCAAATACAAGCTAATTTAATTCAACAAGAAGGACAATTAAACATCATTAGAAAGGATGCTGCAAAAGTTGAAAGGGAAATTTTAACAATGGAGCGCGAAAAGAAAAATACTCAACTTCAAGAAGAATTAAGGCTTCAACAAGAATTACTAAAAGCCGAAAAAGAAAGGGATGCTGCAAAAATAATCTCTTTAATAGGATTAAGGGAAGAATTGCTAAAAACAGAGCAAGCAGAAAGAAGTCTTGCAGGCGTTAGATTTGATTTAGGTGAAATGGAAAAACAGCAAGTTTCTAACCTAACTAAAATTAAAAGAATTGCAGCAAGTCAAGAATTAGAATTTGCTCAAAGTGTTTTAAATAATTTATCAGGTGCATTTAGTAAAAATGCTAAAGCACAAAAAGCAATTCAAATAGCACAAACATCAATATCAACTTTTAAAGGTGCTACCGATGCTTTTACTGCTGCTCAAGTTATACCACCACCTGCGGGGCAAATAATAGGGGCTGTAAATGCGGCTGCTGTTGTTGCAATGGGCTTGGCTAATATTAGAAAAATTAGAAATACACAAATACCAACGGGTAACAGTATTGCATCACCTTCAAGCGGTTCACCTACTTTACCGAGAAACAACAGCAATTCAGCAGGTTTTGGTTTTTCACCATCAACACCAACAATAACAGCTTTACCAAATGCAAACACAGTAAACAGCACGCCACCAAGCAATGTAAGAGCCTATGTAGTGCAAACAGATATAAATAACCAAACAGCGTTAGATAAAAGAATCAATCAAAGAGCAACATTATGACACAAATAGTAGAATTAATTTTAGACGAAGAAGAAGAAGGCGGAATCTATGCAATTAGCATAGTTGATATGCCTGCAATAGAAAGTAATTTTATAGCCCTTTCAGAAGATAAAAAGACAAAGTATAGTTTAGCCCAAGTAGATAATGAACAGCGTTTGTTAGTTGGGGCTGCATTGATACCTAACAAGCAAATTTTTAGAAAGGATGCAGAGGACAATGAGTTTTATGTGTATTTTTCTAAAGATACGGTTAAAAAAGCGGCTTATAGATTCTTAAAAAGCAATGCACACCATAACCACACCTTACAACATCAAGAACAAATAGAGGGGCTTTATGTGGCTGAAAGTTGGATAGTTGAATCAGAGCAAGACAAGTCAAGAAAGTACGGTTTAAATGTACCAATAGGCACTTGGATGGTTGCGGTAAAAGTAGATAATGAACAGATTTGGAATGAGCAAATTAAAAGCGGTAACGCCAAAGGGTTTTCAATTGAGGCTTATTTTGCAAACAAATTAGGAAGCATTAAACAGAGTGTTGATGACGTTGTAATTGAATCTGCCCAACTTTTAAATAAAATGCTAAATTTGTAGAAACTAAATAACTAAATATGAATATAACCAACGATTTAAAACCATTAGGAATTGATGACGTGGCTAACAGTAGTTGGTTTTATGATAAGAATTGGTTAATTGTTGGCACAGGTCACAGCATTGAGAAATGGACACCTGAATTAAAACAGGAATACAATATTTGGACTATAAATGCGGCGATTAGCCACACAAAATACGCAGATATTGCGGCAATTCACGACCAAGTTATCTACTACGACATTAAAAAGTTTATTCAAAACGATTTTGATTATAGATATATCTTAACCCGAACACCAAACATTCAAAAACAGCCTAACACTTGTTACGTTCAGTTAGAATGTGATACAAAATATAGGGATTTGGGGTTAAAACAATACCCACGTTTAAATAGCAGTGCCTTTGCATTTAGGTTTTTAGGTGAACGTTTTAAAAATATTTATTCAATTGGTATTGATGGAGGTAATAAAGTAAGTGAATTAATGCCTGACTTTTACCAAAACCACGAAAACGGGCAGAATTTTGATGCCCATAACGGTTTTATACCTATATTTAAAAAGGAATTTGGATTTAATCATATAAAATTATGAGTGAAAAAGAGCATTTCGGCAGGCCATTTGGCAGCTTTAAAGTTTCAGTTGAGCAAATAAAAGCTGAATGGAACAAGTATATTGACTATTGTTCTAAGTTTAAGGTTGAACACCCAACAGGAAGCGGTAAGGTAGTTGAGGTTAGAAAGCCAAGAGTGCCAACAATAGGCGAATTTATAGAGCGTTTAGATATTTGTTACTATACTTGGGAAAAATTCACCTTAGAAGAAAGCCACAAAGAGTTTAAAGAAACGGTTAGCAAGATTAACGAGATAATTCAGAATAGAAAAGTATCTGCATTATTAAACGGTGAAGGCAACACAACAGGGTTAATATTCGATTTAAAGGCTAACTACGGTTGGAAGGATAAACAAACGGTTGAGCATACAGGTGACACAGATAATCAATTAGTGGTTAGGGTTATTGATGGAACTCAAAACAAATAAAGTATTTTGGCATCTTGAAAACTCAAAAAGCAAGTATGTAATTGAGCAAGGTGGCACAAGGTCGGGCAAGACTTATAATATTTTAATTTGGCTAATTTACTATGCTAATTTACACAAGGGTAAAACCATTACCATTTGTCGTAAATCATTTCCATCATTAAGGGGTTCAGTGTATCGAGATTTTATAGAGATACTTCAAAACGCAGATTTATATGATGAATCTTTGCATAACAAAACAGAAAACATTTATAGGCTTAACGGCAACCTTTTTGAATTTATTGCAGTAGACCAAGCCCAAAAAATTAGAGGTCGTAAAAGAAACATACTTTTTATCAATGAGGCCAACGAGATAAACTATGAAGAATTTTTTCAGTTGGACATTCGAACCACAGACAAAGTAATAATAGACTACAACCCTTCAGAAGATTTTTGGGTTGAGGATATTAAAAAACAAAATGAGTGCGATTTCTTTATTACTACTTATTTAGATAACCCCTTTTTACCTAAAGAATTAATTGAAAAGATTGAAAGGATAAAAGACCAAGATGAAAACTATTGGCGAGTTTACGGTTTAGGGTTAAAAGGATTTATAGAGGGACAAATATTTGCTAATTTTAATGAAGTTGATAAATGGCCTGAATGCAAATGGGAGGCTTTGGGGTTAGATTTTGGTTATGTGAACGACCCAACCGCATTAATTAAATTTGGTATGTTTGAGGGTGAAATATATTTACAAGAGTTACTTTACCAAACGGGTTTAACAAATCAAGAAATTGGCAACCATTTAAAAAGTTACAACATTGATAGGCGGATTGAAATAATTTGCGATTCAGCCGAGCCAAAGAGTATTCAAGAAATCTATTTAATGGGTTTTAACGCCAAAGGAGTTATAAAAGGTGCTGACAGTATCAAGAATGGAATTGATATCTTAAAACGCCACAAAATAAACGTAGTTAAAGGTTCACCAAACATTGTAAAAGAGTTTAGGAATTACAAATGGCAAAAGGATAAAAACGGTAATATGATAAACAAACCGATTGACTTTTACAACCATGCTTGCGATGCGATTAGATACGTTGCATTAACTAAATTACAAATTGAAAACAAAGGTAAATATATTATAGGATGAGAATACTAACAGCAGCAACAATGAAAGGGGCGATAAATTACCACAGGTTAATTAGCCCGCATATTATGTTAAAGGCGGCTTACCCCGACACCGAAATTTTAACCACCGTAAGTCAATCTTCAATTTTAAACACTGATTTAAATAAAATTGATATGATAATTTTTACAAGGTTTATTGCCTTTAAAGAAATTGAAAGAATAACAGATTGGTTGAGAAAAAAAGCCCATGTTAAATTAGTGTTAGATATTGACGACTATTGGAAGTTAGACGACCATCATATTTTAAGCCATTTATACAATAAAGACTTTGAAGAACAAACAATAAAAACTTTTAGATGTGTAGACCATATAATTACCACCAATAAAAGGTTGGCTAAAATGATTAAGCCATATAACAAAAGGGTAACTGTTATACCCAACATAATTAACACCGATGAAATGCAATGGAAGCCATCGCCAAAAAGAAAAGGCAAGGTTAAAATATCTTTCTTTGGAGGTGAAACACATTTTGAGGATTTGAAATTTAGCAAGGTAGATTACAGCAAACTAAATGCGGTGGCCTATGTTGAAAAATACAAAGAGTTAGGTTTTAAAATTGAGCCACCAAAAGATGAATGGACATACGGCACTTTATTTGATGACACCGACATTTCAATTGCGCCTTTATTACCTACAAAATTTAACAGCTGCAAATCAAATTTAAAAGTAGTTGAGGCGGGTGTAAAGGGTAAGTTAATTTGTACGACCAAAACACCACCATATTTAGATTTTCAAAGCGAAAATATTATTTATTTTGAGCCTAACGAAGATTGGACAGATAAATTAACCTTACTTTCAAAAGATAGGGCAACGGTTGAGCAAATTTCTAAACGATTGCAAGAGGAAATTTTAGACCATTACAACCCACATAGGTGGACAAAATTCAGAATGGATTTGTATAAATCAATTTTATAACATTTTGTAAAATACAATTTGTTATATTTGAAGCATTACTAACAGTCTTTCTTAGCTTAAAACCCCTTTTGGATAGAAACCCCAAAAGGGGTTTTTTGTTTCTAAATGCAACACAAGCCCATTTATTTAGTTATTAGGTTAAGCAATAATTAAAAAATGGCAGAAAAAAATATCAAAGAAACTATTGGTGAGTACCTTTTAAAATTAGGACATCAATTAACCAATACAGATGAAAACGGCCTTAAACCTGAAGAAGCCGCACAAGTTCACGAGATTAAATTCATGGTTGAATCAATGCTTGAAGATGGTGTTACTAACATCGCTTCACCTGCCGATGAATGGGCAGCAGGCGTTGAAGTATTTATTATGGCAGATGGCGAGCAAATGCCGTTACCTGTTGGTGAATACGTTTTGGCAGATGGTTCAATGTTGGTTGTAGAAAATGACGGAATCGTTGCAAACTACACACCTGCAAACGTTGAAGAAGAAAGCACAAATGTTGAGCAAGATGCAAACGCAGTAGCAGAAGCAGCCCCAACACAAAGCCCACAAGCAAAAGCAATCATTGAAAGCGTGGTTAAAGAAACCAAGTTTGAAGCTGAAAAAGAAATTGAATCATTAAAAGCTGAATTATCAACTTTGAAAGGTTTGATTGATGAGAAATTTTCAGCCGTTGCAGGTTCAGTTGATGTTATTACAAATGAGTTGGTAGAATTATCAAAACCAATGGACAAGGTAAAACACAGCCCTGAAAAAAACACAGTGAAACAAATAACAAAAGACGATTTATTAAAAATGTCTTTAAGTCAAAGAATAGAATATTTTAAAAATAAATTAAATTAATTAAAAAAATGGCAACAGAAACAACTTTATCAGGTAATTTTGTAGGCACAAAAGCCGCAGGTTATTTTTACCCTGCAATATTGCAAGGTAACACAATTAACGACAATGTAATTACTATACATGAAAACGTTGATTATAAATTAAACATTAGAAATTTAGGTTTAGGCACGACAGGATTTTTATCAGTGGCTTCGTGCGATTTTACACCAACAGGCGATGTATCTTTAAGCGATGTAGTATTAGAGCCCACCGACCTGCAAGTAAACATCCAACTTTGCAAAAAAGATTTTCGCAGTCAATGGGAGAAATTAGAAATGAGAGGTGCATTGTTAAACCAAGAGTTACCTTCTTCTTTCCAAGAATTTTTCATTCAAAAAAACTTAGAATTAATTGCTAAAGATTTTGAGGTAGCAGTTTGGCAGGGTGGATCATTTGGCGGATTTGAAGCTAAATTAGCGGCTAACGGAGATGTAATTGATGTTACAGGTACTACTCTAACTGCAGCTAATATATTAGCTGAAATAGGAAAAGTTTATGCAGCTATTCCTGATGCGTTATACAGTGCAGATGATATTAAAATATATGTGCCAATTTCAGCAGCTAAATTATATCAACAAGCAACAGCCGCAGTTGGTGCAGGCTATTCAGGAGGAACAGGTGCAGGTTACAGAGGTGAATCTTATGTAGGAGAAAAACCATTTGATTACTTAGGTATTCCAATTGTAATAGCAAACGGAATGAGTGCTAATAAAATGGTTGCTGCAAGAAAATCAGATTTACATTTTGGTACAAACATAATGACTGATATGTCAGAAATTAGAGTTGTGGACATGGCTGCAACTGACGGCTCAGATAATGTGAGATTTGTAGCAAGAATGACAGGTGGCACGCAATTAACCAACGGGAGCAATATAGTATATTATTCATAATTAAAAGAAATTCAAAATGGCTTGTGATTTAACATCAGGGCGTTTGTGGCAGTGTAAAGAGCAAGTAGGCGGTATTAATACCGTTTACTTTGCTGATTTTGGCGACCTTAGTGGATTGACCGTTACAGACGGTGAAATTGCTACGGGTGCTTTAACAGGCAAAACTCTTTATCAGTACCAACTACCCGACTATACAGGAAACTTAACCGAAACATTAACAGCATCTGCCGAAAGTGGAAGCATTTTTTATGAACAAGCCCTTGAGATTACTTTACACAAATTAAGGGCAGTTGATAGCGATGAAATTAAGTTATTGGCTAAAGGCAGACCTCATATAATTGTAAAAGATAATAACGATAATTTACTTTTATTAGGTAAGATAAAAGGAATGAATGTAACCACAGTAGCAGGGCAGTCGGGAACGGCAGCAGGTGATATGAGTGGCTATGTTTTAAGTTTTACAGGCAGTGAATATGATGCTGCCCCTTTTGTAGCCGATTTAACGGGTGCTTCAATAGTAACGACAAACCCATAATTCTCTCTTTCATATTTAGTTTTAGTTTTGAGGGGCTGCATTTTGTAGCCCCTTTTTTATTATATTTGCTTTAATAAGTTGAGTTGCGGCAACTATTAAAAAAAATTTTAAAGCCTTTGGTGAGTAGAGCCCGCAACCTCGAAAGCCAAAGGTTTTTTTTGTTATGAAAGAAATGGATGTTTTAGATTATTTTATAAATAATTTTGACACAGCAATTTTTGATAAATCAAATAATAAGTACAAATTTACAAATGGGTTATCCTTATTTTTAAACGATAAAATATATGAAGAAAACCCCTACATAATTAGACCTAAATTAAGAACTTGCTGCAAATGCAAGATTGATAAATCT